CCTACCGGGAGGTCTCAAATCTAGAGGACTCCGCATTAAAGGAGACGATACTCCCATATCTCCGGGCGAGTTCCGAGACGTAGACATTCCGTCTGGCGCGATCCGCGACAACATCCTCCCGCTGCCGTACAAGGAGCCTTCGCAGACTCTCGCTGCCTTGATGGACAAGGTGGTAGAGGAAGGCCGTCGCTTCGCTGCGGTATCGGATTTGAAGATCAGCGACATGTCGTCGCAGGCTCCGGTTGGTACGACCCTCGCCATCTTGGAGCGAGTGTTGAAGGTGATGTCGGCTGTGCAGGCCCGCATCTACTACGCGATGAAGCAGGAGTTCAAGCTCCTCGCGGCCATCATCCGAGACAACACGCCAGACGAATACAGCTACGAGCCGGAAGTTGGTAGCGCCAGTGCGAAGAAGGCCGACTACGATGATGTTGATGTCATCCCGGTCAGTGATCCGAACGCGGCAACGATGTCGCAGAAGATCGTGCAGTACCAAGCGGTACTTCAGTTGGCGCAGTCTGCACCAGATATCTATGACATGCCGTATCTACACCGGCAGATGATCGAGACGTTGGGTATCCGTAACGCCAACAAGATCGTACCGTCTGATGAGGACATGAAGCCGCTTGATCCTGTGACGGAGAACATGGACATCATGAACTCCAAGCCGGTCAAGGCGTTCTACTACCAAGATCACGAAGCCCACTTGCAGGTGCACATGATGGCAATGCAAGACCCAAAGATTCGTCAGGTCGTGGGGCAGAACCCGAAGGCTCAAGAGATCATGGCCGCTGCCGCTGCTCACATCATGGAGCACGTGGCGTTCCAATACCGCAAAGAAATCGAGAAACAACTCGGTGCGGCGCTGCCTCCGATGCCCGATGGCGAGAAGGACGAGACATATCTGCCAGAAGCGGTCGAGTTGGAGGTGTCACGCCTTGCAGCGCAGGCTGCGGCAAAACTTCTTCAGAAAGACGTGGCCGAGGCTCAAGCTCAGCAGATCGCACAGCAGCAACAAGATCCTGTTATCCAAATGCAGCAGATGGAGCTACAGATCCGTCAGGCCGAGTTGCAGCTTAAACAACAGCAGATGCAGATGGATTCTCAGGTTCGTCAAGCCGAGTTGCAGCGCAAAACGCAGGAAATGCAGATTGAAGCGGCTGCCAAGGCTGATGAGATTGAACTCAAGAAGAGTGAAGTACAAGGACGCCAGCAGATAGAGATGGCTCGTCTGCAAAGCGACTTGCAAAAACACCGTACAAACCTGTCGGCCAAGCAGCAGGCAGAGGGAGTACGCATGGGCATTGAGATCGGCAAAGCGAAGGAGTCTTCGCAGGAACGCCGTATGCAGGCGCAACAACGTCAACAGACGCAGAAACCACCAAAGAAGGAGGAGTAAATGTCTTACAACAACGCTCTGGAATACCTTGAGTCAAAACTCAAGGAGGAGCGCACATTGATCGTGGAAAGCATCATTCAAGGCAATATGAATGAAGGTGAGTACAGAAGGTTATGCGGGGCGTTACAGGGTCTCGACCTCGCACGTAACTACATCAAAGACCTTGCAAAAAGGATGGACGAAGAATGAGTAACATCGACGTAGAAAAAACACAGGAAGAGGCTGCTAAAGCCAAGCTCCTGCCCGACCCGAAAGGCTACCGAATGCTGTGTGCGGTACCGCACGTAGAAGAGGAGTTTGATGGCGGCATCATCAAAGCAGACGACACCAAGCGAGTTGAAGAGCAGACCACTGTAGTTCTGTTCGTCATCAAGATGGGAGACCTCTGCTACAAGGACAAGGACCGGTTCCCCACCGGCCCGTGGTGCAAAGAAGGCGACTTTGTACTGACCCGTCCGTACTCGGGCACCCGCGTGGTTATCCATGGCCGGGAGTTCCGCATCATCAACGACGACACGGTAGAAGCGGTGGTCGATGACCCCCGTGGCATCCGTCGCGCATAAGGAGTAATTCATGCCTGAAGAATTTAAATTTCCAGATGAAGTCGCAGAGAACAAAGCTGACGCTAATCTGGATAACAATGATATTGAGGTTAAGGTGGAGGATGACACCCCACCAGAAGACCGTGGCCGTAAGCCCCTGCCCAAGGAGGTAGTGGACGAGCTTGAGAATGATGACCTTGAGGAGTACTCCGAGAAGGTCCGCAAGCGCCTCTCCCAGATGAAGAAGGTCTGGCACGACGAGCGACGTGAGAAAGAGCGCACCGCCCGTGAGCGAGAAGAAGCACTGCGTTTTGCTCAGGCTCAGTTTGAAGAAAACCGCAGGCTCAAGGAGCGACTGGGCGTGGGCGAGAAAGCCTACATCCACGAGATTACTAAGGCTGCGACCAACGAGCTTGCCACGGCAAAAGAGAAGCTGAAGTCGGCGTATGAGGCTGGCGATGCTGAGCAGATCACACAGGCTCAGGAGCTTCTGACGGAGGCCAAACTGCGGCTCCGTGAGTACGAGAAGTTTAAGCCCTCTTTACAAACTCAGAATTCAAGCGTACAACCAAACCAACAGGCAACGACACCGCAAGTGCAGCCTGCTCCAGCTATCGACCAAAAAGCCGAAGCGTGGAAGCAGAAAAACACTTGGTTCGGTGTGGACGAGGAGATGACTGCCCTCGCGCTCGGCCTGCACGAAAAACTAGTCCGGTCTGGTGTAGATCCTCGCAGTGATGACTACTACCGGCGAGTCGATGAAACCATGAGGAAGCGTTTCCCTGAGTCTTTTGAAGACGCGGAGGAACAACCTCAAACGAAGCAGGGTGAAAAGCCTGCTCGCGCCAAAACAGCTAATGTTGTGGCTCCAGCTACGCGGTCCACCGCGCCTCGTCAGGTACGCCTGACACCGACTCAAGTTGCCCTAGCCAAAAAACTTGGTTTGAGCAATGAACAGTACGCACGTGAACTTATGAAACTGGAGAATGACAATGGCTGATAACAGACTCGACCGTGAAGTTGAAAACAGAACTTCATCGCAGCGCAAGGCGACTTGGACTCCCCCGCAGACGCTTCCTTCCCCGAAGCCGCAACCGGGTTGGGTCTTCAGGTACATCCGGACTTCGATCATGGGTAATGCAGACCCATCGAATACCGCAGCAAAATTCCGTGAAGGTTGGGAGCCTGTAAAGGCTGAAGATCATCCGGAGTTGATGCACGTTTCCGATCCGAATTCTAAATTTAAAGGGAACATCGAGATCGGTGGATTGTTGTTGTGTAAGGCACCGGAAGAGCTAATGAAGCAGCGTGATGATTATTACGCTCAGCAAGCAAAGGCTCAGATCCAGTCCGTAGATAACAACTTCATGAGGCTGAACGACGAACGGATGCCGCTGTTTAATGAACGCAAGTCCAGTACCTCGTTCGGTAAAGGTAAATAATTTTCTTTTTGGAGTGACAAATGGCATATCCCACTGTTGACAAGCCGTATGGCTTGAAGCCGATCAATCTGATCGGTGGGCAGGTGTTTGCCGGTGCAACTCGTCAGCGTCGTATTGCTTCCGGTGCGTCAAGCATTGGTTATGGCGACCCGCTGCAATTTGCTTCGGACGGCACCGTTGAAGTAACCACGGCCACGACTGCTGCCCCGACCTCCGGTTTTGCCGGTGTGTTTTTGGGCTGCAATTACGTGTCCTCTGTGACGGGTCAGCCGACCTACTCGCAGGCTTGGATTTCGGGCACGGCGGTCAAAGCTAATACGTATATTCTTGCGTACGTGGCTGATGACCCGGACACCCTGTTCAAGGTTGTTGGTGTGACGGCTTCGCTGGTGGTTTCGACCACGGGCGGCTTTGTGTACAGCGATGTTGGTACCAACGTTGAATTGGTTGCTAACACGTTGAATACGACGACCAACGATTCGCAGCAGGGCGTTCGTGTTGGCTCGGTTGCTACTACACGTTCGTTGCCGATCCGCATCGTTGATGTGGTTGAGGACACGGCGTTTGTTTCCAGCGGTACGGTGTACTACCCAGAGGTCATTGTGAAGTTTAATGCTCCGTATATCACGGACACTTCGCTGATCGTGGGCGGTCACGCTTACAACAACCCGCTCGGCACTTGATAGGGGAGTTCTAAGACATGGCTATTTCACGTGCACAATTACTCAAAGAGCTCCTTCCGGGTTTGAACGCCCTGTTCGGCCTTGAGTACAAGACCTATGGCGAAGAGCACAAGGAGATCTACGATACTGAGACCTCCGAGCGTTCCTTCGAAGAAGAGACGAAGCTGAGCGGATTCTCCGCTGCCCCCGTCAAGAACGAGGGTTCCGCCATTGCGTATGACAACGCGCAGGAAGCTTGGACGGCTCGTTACAACCACGAGACGATTGCTCTCGGCTTCTCCATCACGGAAGAGGCGGTTGAAGACAACCTGTACGACTCGCTCAGCAAGCGTTATACGAAGGCTCTTGCTCGCGCTATGGCGTACACGAAGCAGGTCAAGGCGGCGTCGGTCCTGAACAATGGCTTCTCCTCGTCCTACGTGGGCGGTGACGGCCAGCCGTTGTTCTCGGCTTCGCATCCGCTTGTTTCGGGCGGCACCAACAGCAACCGTCTGACTGCGTCGGACCTCAACGAGACTTCGCTTGAGGCTGCCGTTATTCAGATTGCTGGTTGGACCGACGAGCGTGGTCTCTTGATCGCGGCGAAGCCCAACAAGCTCATCGTTCCCCCGGCTTTGATGTTCACTGCCAAGCGCCTCCTCGACACGGAACTTCGTGTTGCGACCGCTGACAACGACATCAACGCTCTCAAGGCGATGGGTTCGATTCCGGGCGGTTACACCGTGAACCACTTCTTGACCGACACGAATGCTTGGTTCTTGACGACCGACGTTCC